TAGATAAGTAAACAAACGACAGTGATGATACACAGTCGGTACGCGGCTTCAATAAATTCTATAGCTCCTCCTCCCTAGTTGATTGACTGCCAAGCGGGACCGGACATAACTAGCCAAAGCCCCCGCGCTCGTTCCATCTGCTCGTTCAGTGTATACCCGCCATGATCAGTGTTGATCATGTTAACGGATTTCCTACCCAGTGTGTGGGTCTTCTCTTCGCCGTTCATTTCAAACGTGCGGCTATCATGGGTATGCGTCGCGTAATGGGTCAGCACATTGTATAAAGCCCATTTGTTTTTACCCAGACCGCCACCCTGCGAGTAGTCGCGGGAGTACTCGTCCCACAAGTCATAGAGCGCGTGGAACTTCTTTAGATTAGTGGCCTCTTCACGCTCGATCCCGTGCGCCTTCTCACGCTCGATCTTCTTCTGTCCAACATTCTCTTTGGGGCAAATGTGCTTGAGAAAAGCCCCGGCGGTATCGTCCGTGACTGGCGTATCTTTCCACACCTTAAACTGCTCTACATTCTGGCGGAAAGTGCTGAACACCGTATTGGCTGTAAGCAACAGGCTGTGGGCATCAAAGTGCTTAGAGTGTTTCACCTTGTTGTACACTGCCTTGTCACCGCCAAACACCATAGAGTTTTCGCAGTAGGCGCGGTAAGCCCCGGCGAACTGCTGGAAAGCCCATTTTGAATTAACTGAATTGATCTGATCAGAACGGCAGTACACCATGTCTCCGCCCCCTGTCATGTCCACGGCCTCATCCAGATACTGGATAGAGCGTTTAGCCTTCATGCCGAAGTCGGTGTATTCGTCACGGACCAGCACGTTGTCAGTGGGGAGATTGCTTTCCCGTAGAATGTCAGCATGCTTGCCGAACAATTCTATATGGTTTTCCAGTGTGTAGGTGCTGGATACCGCGCCGGGATCGGCAAGGCTTCCATCGTGCGAATACCGCAGCGCCTTGCTACCAGTTACCTCGGTGCCATCCGCCGTATAGATGTTGTCTTTGTACACTCCGAGCGGCTCGAAAAAGCTGAGATCAAATACATCGGAATGTTCGCGAACGGCTGATGCTTTCACGCCATCGAGGGCGACGGGTGCGGCGGGTTCGATTGTCTGTATCAAGTTCATCTGGTTTTCCTATGTTGGTTGAACAAGGGGAGCCATACAGCATATTCTAGATAGTGTCAAATACTTTTTTAATCTGTACAGGATGGACCCGGCGGGAGCGTCGGTCAGGGAGGAAACTTGGCCCCCGCCGGGGAGGTGCAGGGGGAGAACCAGAAAACCCTGCACTAACTAATGTAAAGGCCGACAAATTTATAGGCCGACAACTTTCTACCTCAGATAATGATCCAGCATCCATTCATACCAAACAAAAGTATTTGGTGGCATGTTTTCATAACGTAGTACATCCTCCATAGCGTGCATTATGCAGCCTCCATTTGTCTGTACCAAGTTGGCACGGGACGTTTAGTCCACTTAGCAAACCTAGACTTCTCACCCATGTAGAATGATTTGTAAGCAAGTATGGTATCTTCAAATGATGCCGAGTTTGGGTTACACTTAAATTCATCAGGCATACATTGCGGTGGTGGTGTAAGCTTCGACAAAATTCTTCTGTGTGGAATATACTTAGGAGTGTAGTACAGCCAGTGTAATGTAGATGATTTGTGTATTTTTCCGTAGCGATACGTGTATTCATCACCAAGATACGCCCACAGGTCCGACAACCACGAATAGTTAGAATGGCTAGCCCTTGCCCACGCGGTAGAAGGGTGGTTCTTATGTGCAATCTTGTACAAGCCCTCGCGGTCAGCAACCTCATCACCATCGACTACCCTATGTGCAGTAGATAGGATTTGTGCATACTCCAGAACCATTTTAACTACGTGTTTGTCGCAGTGCATTTGTGCTGCAATCTTGGGGTTTCTGTCTAGATAGAATATGTTCACTGCTTTGGCTCCTATTTATAAAAATCAACCCAAAAATTAGACAGAGCGTTGTATACGCCTTCTGACCCACAACTCCTACAGACTCTAAAACTATACCACCCAACGGGACCACCCCAACTTTTATGAGCCGTCACCGTTCCACAATTTAAGCAATCAAGATTAATCATTGTCTTTTTGGTCCTCCCAACGCAGTTTTGCTAGTTGTGTTGCTAGTATTTCTCTCTCACCGTGAGATACATTAGCAAGGTCTAAATCTATCATAGCTTCATCGTACATCAAGTTGAACTTATCTTCTTTAGTTCCTTCAGTCTCAGGCACACTCATCCTGTCTCTCCGAAAAAGGGTCAAGTGCGTATACATCCCAATCTAGAGTAATTGTATGCCTATATTCCTGTGCAGCCTTTTTAGTTTTGTGATATGTTACAGCACCGTCAGAATGTACAACCTTCCAGCGGCGTCCTTCTTTAGATATAATGCGTAACCGATTTTGCATTTTGGTTCTCCGTTTTGCGTTGCGAGGATTTTGTCCTAGCACACTCGGCTGCAGGGGTCAAGACGTTTTTTAATCTGCGTAGACTAATCTTCTGCGTTACTAACCAGCGGTCCTAGATAAGCCACCATGCGGTGATGATCTACAAGTAAACCAGACAATAATCTTTTTGATACTGTTACACTTTTTTTACGACCATCGCCATCTACAATCTCGTGTATTTTCTGTAGTTCTTCTTTTGAAGTTTCTAGGCTTATCTGTCTCATTTACTTTATCTCAGTTATTACCCAACGTCCACGTTCTGCTAGGTGAGGAAAACGTCTAGCCCAATCTTTAGGATAGATACCTAACTCACCTTCATACTTCCACTCCCAACGCAGTGTCTTGCCATCGTAAGCGCGAGTGCTGTGCTCAGGCGGTGGCCGTTTGCTGCGCTGCTTGTAGTCCTTGCGTTTTTTTACTTCCGACATTTTATCTGTCCTGTATCAATGTTGTAATAGACTAGTTCTACACCTAGTTTCTTCTGTATGGGAGATAGCTGACGATTAATCATCGTACCCGGCTTCCAATTAGCAGTCTCGGAACGGAACGACATTGTTTTTACCTCGACAAGTTTTACGTCTTCTGTTTCAGGATTTATGGCGACAAAATCTACAGGCCCGGTGTTGTTCGTTTCGTTGTACACATGGTATCCAATGTCTGCGTAGTATCGCATCACGCCTAGTTTCGACTGCAGGCCCTTTTTCTCTTTAACATTCATATCAGTACGCCACTCTATAATCTTCTACAGGGGACTTGTAGTTAGCACCAGACTTACAGTTATCACAAACAAACATGACCTTGTGCAATAGTTTATCTTTCCGACAAGATAAACACTTCCTAACTTTGTACTGGTCCTTGTTTCTCATGTTTTGTCTTGCACTCTCTAATTGTTCGACAACTGTAGAAAAATCTACACGCTTTGGTTTCTTTTTACCCATGTGAGTGAACTGATCAGCATATCTGTTCAAAATACCTATTACAGCATTTCTTGACATATCAACGCCATTGTAGTCTTTGTACTTAGGTGACATTACCTCTGCAATTTGACGGGCTGACAGACCACGCTCTCTGCTTAGTCGAAATATCTCTGTTATAAACTCGTCTTTGTGTTTTTTTGTAGCTACCACTTGTCTTTTCCTTATCAAGCCAACAACTCGCACATAGTTTTTGTTTATATCTTATTACAACTGCAATGTTATCACACTCTTCACAGGAACTCATGTTTGATCCCATCTACTACAACATAGTTCACGGTTGACAGGTTGACGTTCCTGTACCCCTTGGCATAGTTGTCATAGACAGTCATCATTTGTTTGTTGGTGTTACAATCTGTGCCGCCCTTCTTGTGCTTCTCAACACCAAGGCGACCATTAATTTTGCGGAGACTACCATCCGCCTTGACAAACTCGATTGTAAAGAATTTATCCTGAACTGTGGCCTCAATTATTCGGCGCATCATGTCCGGGTTTTCTACCTTGCTTCCGTATAGGGTGATCATGGCTCACCTCTGCTGTTGAAGGAAGCTGCACCATACATGAGATTTTTTTGAATGTCAAGCAAAAATATATTTGACATGATGAAAAATCCGTGCTAGGAGGCATGTTGCCGTGTCCCGAAATTGAGGATATAATATTAATGAATAATATAATTAAAGATTATATTTATAATTTAGATATACCTCTTGGTACTTCTAAAAGATTAGACTGTCCTATATGTGATGGAACTAATACTCTATCTGTTACTCAGTTTAGTGATTGTATAAAGTATTATTGCTTTCATGCAAACTGTAGTAAGGGCGGTATAATTAAGGAGGGACTAAGTGCATCCTCTTTCTCTGCACACGATGAAATCCTAAAACCACAAGAACCTGTAGGTCTTGAGCTAGAAAAGCAGAACTGGCGCAAGAACAACTATCCTGTACATTTCTTTGAGTATATGAGAAGAAACAATTGTACCTCTGCTTGGTCAAAGGGCTTGGCCGACATAAGGTACGACTACAAGCGAGATAGGGCCGTGTTTCTTGTAAAAGACAGAACAAAGATAGTTGATGCTGCTGGTAGGTATATCGGGTCCGGTCTGCATTCAGGACCAAAATGGTACAGATACGGCGGAAGCAAGCTGCCATTTATTTGTGGTAAACATGATCAAGCAGTGATTGTAGAAGACTGTGCATCAGCGGCATCTGTGTCAAGTTTTGCAACAGGTGTGGCGCTACTAGGCACGTTTTTACAAGATGAGGCTTTGTCCGCACTAGATGGGTTTAAAAAGATTACTGTAGCGTTAGACAAAGATGCCTCGGATAAATCTGTAGACATTGCACTAAGACTGAACGCTGCATACGGAGACATTGTTGATGTGTGTCTGTTGGATAGAGACTTGAAAAGATTAACTGAGGATGAAGCAAAGGAGGTACTAAAGATATGATTGATAAGGCTGTGCTTGTAGCATGTCTACAGAAGGACAACTTCAATCGTGTATCTGGTTTAATTAAGAAGGAGTATTTCTCAAAAGAGGTGGCTACGATTGTAGAGACTATTAGCCATCTACACAAAACATACGAGGGTGATCTCTCACTAGCTGATGTAGCGTTGGCACATGATGAGCGTTACCCTGCCATGCCTGAAGCAACTAAGCAAAAGGCTACGCAACAACTAGAAGAATTAAAAGGTGTGACAGTTAACCCTGAACTAGCAGGAAATGTCCTACATAGTTTCTGGAAACGAGCAAAGGCAAAAGAGATAGGAGAAGAAGCCCTTGACATATTTCTTGGTAAATCTAACGATACTTACTCTCTGCTTACTAGTGTAGAAGAACTAAAGAACAATGAGGTCAAAGGCTCCAAGAGTTACACAGTGCTTGAGGATAACATTGAGGACAGCTTGGAAGAGTTCGAGCGTGATCCTGAGTTTATCTTTCCTACACAGATACGGGACTATGTGCCGGGTATAGACCGACAAAATCTTGGTGTGATCTTTGCACGGCCAGAGATAGGCAAGACAAGTTTTTCTGCGTGGCTATCCGGCTGGTACGTGCGGAACAAGTTTCATGTAGCATACTGGGGTAACGAAGAACCTGTAAAGAAGACTCGTATGCGTGTTGCTAAATCTATTACAGAACGCTCTCGTCTTGAGGTTCTGCAGGACAAGCAGGGTTTTGTACAAGAGTACCAAGACAACATACTACCATACATATCTTTCATGGATTGTGTCGGTACGTCTATACAAGAAGTTGAGGACTACTGCTCACGCAATGAAGTTGACATAGTATTCATTGACCAGTTAGATAAGATAAGGATCGACGGTGAGTTCTCACGCGGCGATGAGCGGTTGAAGGAGTTGTACTGTAGGTCCAGAGAGCTTGCCAAACGGCACAATGTAGCAGTGTGGGCTATATCCCAAGCGTCGTATGATGCTCACGGAAGAGAGACTATAGACTATTCCATGCTTGATGGCAGTAAGACAGGCAAGGCTGGTGAAGCAGACATCATTGTAGGTATTGGTGTAGCGGAGCATGAAGAGTTTAGAACCATTAAATTTTCGAAGAATAAAATAAATGGTTGGCATGGGTCGTTGGTTTTACGGCGAGATGGTGATAGAGATATATTCTCATGATCACTGTGCTTGACATAGAAACTACAATGGACTTTGAAAGTTCTACATCATCTCCGTATGATGGTCAGCAAATTGTATTTGTTGGTTACAGGAGTTTTACGCCAGACCTGACAGTGTTTGAAAGCAGTGAGTTGTTTTTCTTTCACAACTTGTGTGAACCTACACCCCAAGCAAAAGATAGGTTGCAGCAGAAGCTAGATGAAACAACCTGTTTAGTTGGTCACAACCTGAAGTTTGATCTACAGTGGCTGAGAGAGTGTGGCTTTAAATATGATATGTTTTTATGGGACACAATGATAGCGGAATATCTCCTCTGCCGTGGTATTAAAAAATCAATTAGCCTAGCAGAGTGTGCCAAGCGTAGGGGTCTGTCTGAAAAAAGAGTTGACCTCACTAACAACTATATCAAGGACAAGGTATCTTACGAAGATATGCCGTGTGATATAGTTAGAGAGTATTGTATGGCTGATGTAAATACAACCACTCAATTAGCTAAAGAACAACTAGCAGAGCTAGACATGTCTTGGCCTAGCAAGGAGAGCCTAGTTTGAAACAAGTTGTAAAACTTAGCATGGAGATGCTAGACGTTCTCATCGACATTGAGAGAGCAGGGATAAAGATATCAAATGAAAAGCTTGCAAAAATTAAAGCAGACTATCAAGCAGAGTATGATCAGCTATACAGTGACCTTATGGATATCGCTGAGATTGCTATGGGAGATACTCCGATCAACCTTGATAGCCCTGATGACCGCAGTAAGCTGCTATATTCCCGCGAGGTGGTGGACAAGGCTGCGTGGAAAGAAGCGTTCAACATAGGAACAGAGCAGCGCGGACACACCAAGAAACAAAAGCGTAAAACAAAAATGTCTCCTACAATGTTTAAGGAGACAGTGAAAGATTTAGCCCCTGTGTTTCGCAAGACCAGAGGAGAGCAATGCCCCGACTGCAATGGTTTTGGAAAGGACAGGTACTACCTGAAATCAGGTAAGCTGGGTAAACTAGTAAAGTGTAAGACCTGTGGAGGAACAGGTATAGTCTACACTAAACTGAATGAACCAG